TCTAAAATAGTATCAAACACTTCTGAAGGATCAGCATACACGTTTTTCATAATGTGTGTATAGCTACGTGAGTGAATTGTTTCAAAGAAGTCCCAAGTAACAATACAGCCTTCTAGTTCAGGAATTGAAACATGCGGCAAAAATGCTAGGCATGGACCACGTCCTTGGACACTGTCAAGTAGTGTTTGATATTTTAAATTAGCAGTAAAAATATGTTTCTGCTCAGGACGAAAGTTTGCAAAGTCAGCTCTATCTTTTTGCAAACTTACTTCTTCTGGTCGCCAAAAATATCCTAGCATTGTTTGATTAAGTTTATCAAACACTGGAAATTTAAACACATCATATCGCTGTGTATTCTGATCTGCTCCGAAGAACATATTTTGTTTTGTGAAGTCTACTTTTTCACGGTTAAAAACTGTCTTTGCCATTCTCTCTTTAAATCCTGTATGTGTATCTTACTCTATTATTATAGCGCAGTTGACTCTAATAGTCAACCACTAATTTATTATATATTACAAGCTTCACAATCTTCATCTTCAAACTCTAAACTTGCTGCCGACTGCATTAGCTGGTCTAATGGTTTTTCATCTTCTAACTCATTAGGATCTACTTTGTAATCATATGTGTTCTGATAGTAACTTGTCTTCCATCCCATCTTATAAGTTGTTAGTAGGTCAGTCATCATTACACTCATTGGCACCTCATTGTCTGGAAACTGTGTTGGATTATAACTCCAGTTGCCGCTAATTCCTTGATCAAAGAACTTTTGCATTACTGCAACTACATTAATGTATCCAGTGTTGCTAGGCATGTCCCACAACAATGTATAATGGTTCTTTAACGTTTGATACTGCGGAACAATCTGCTTAAGAGGCCCTTTCTTTGACTTTTTAACGGACAAGTATCCTCTAGGTGGCTCGATTCCATTGGTTGCGTTCGACACAACGGAACTGCTTTCTGAAGGCATTTGTGCGGACAATGTGCTGTGCCGTAATCCGTGCTCGAGTATGTCTGCGCGAAGAGTATCCCAATCATAATTTAACTTGTGCTCTACAATAGTATCAACATCTTTCTTATAAGTGTCTATAGGAAGTATGCCATCACTGTATTTAGTGCGGTTAAAGTAATCACAAGCACCACGCTCTTTTGCAAGTTTGTTACTTGCTTTAAGTAAGAAGAACTGGAATGCTTCTGATAAGTCATGTACTAACTGCCATGCTGCTTGATCTTCAAACTTAACATGATTTCTAGCTAGATAATGTGCTAACCCAATATATCCTACACCCAAGCTGCGCCTAGCTTTAGTTGACTTCTCTGCTGCTGCTATTGGATAGTTTTGGTAATCAATAATCTCTTCTAATGCCCTTACTGCTAATTCACATAAGTCTTCTAAGTCGTCTAGCGAACGTAATGTGCCTACATTGATAGCAGACAAAATACATAGTGCAATCTCACCTTCTTCGTCATCAATATGATTAAGTGGCTTAGTTGGTAATGTAATCTCTTGGCATAAGTTACTCATGTACACTTTGTCTTTAAACGAGCTATGAGTGTTTGCGTGATCAACATTCATAATATAAATGCGTCCTGTCTCTGCTCGTTCTTTAATCAACGCAGAAAACAACTCCATTGCTGGTACAGTACTTTTCTTTATGCTTGTAGCACGTTCGTACTTTTCGTATAATAGTCGAAACTCATCTGAATCGCCAAAGTATGCTTCGTATAATCCTGGCACATCATGTGGCGAGAACAAAGTTATATCGCCGCCAGATAACAATCGTTCATACATAGTTTTGTTTAACTGTATGCTGTAGTCTAGCTTACGTACACGATTGTCTTCAGTACCTTTGTTATTCTTTAGTACTAAAATGTCTTGTATTTCTTGATGCCAAAAAGGAAAATGTGTAGTTGCACTTCCGCCGCGCACACCATTTTGTGTACAACAACGTACTGTTGCTTCGAACTTCTTCATAAACGGAACAATGCCTGTGTGTGCTACTTCACCGCCCCTAATTTTTGAATTAACTCCTCTGATTCTTCCCGCATTGATACCAATTCCTGCTCGCTGGGCCGTATAGCGACCAATAGCCATATCACTGGCAAAGATACTATCAAGAGTATCAGCAGCATCAACAAGAACACAACTCGCAAACTGCCTAACAGGAGTTCGGACCCCTGCCATAACTGGTGTTGGGATATTGACTTTAAAAAGTGAGGTCGCATCATAATATCTCCTTACGTAATACATACGTGTTTCTGCGGGGTAACTATTGAATAGCGTTGCTGCTATCATCATGTACATGAACTGAGGACTCTCAAATATCTGTCCTGTTGAACGATCCTGACACAAGTATTTGTCAACTACTTGACGCAACCCTGCATAGGTAAAGTTCTCATCTCGCTTATGTTTAATGTAACTATCAAGCGTAGTAAGTTCTTCTTCTGTATAATACTCTAAGATAGCAGCATCGTATACATTGCGGTCAATGTTACGTTTAATATTCTCTTGGAAAGTAATTGCATTATACTCTCCAAATACTTGTTTGTTTACACTATAACTTAACAATCTAGCTGCTGCATACTGATAATTTGGGGATTCTAACGAGATTAGATCGTTAGCACTACGTACTAGAACTTCTTGTATTTCGCCTGTACTCATTCCGTCATAAAACTGGATATTAGCATTCATTTCAATTTGACTACTACTAACCCCTGCAAGATCTAAACAAGCGTGTTCAACTACTTTATGTATTTTATCAATATTAAGATGTTCTTTTGTACCGTCACGCTTGACGATCATTGTTCCATTTGACATTCGTTTTCCTCTTTATTATGTAAGGTATTTATTATTACTAAGATAGAGCATAGACACATTCAGAGCGTAAAGTAGTAGGTAATTCATCTCTTTGAACATATGTATCTCCAGTGAATCCAACTACAATATTGCCAACATAAAGTAAGTAATATGTTTCACAGTTTTTGTAGTCTCGTGTTATATGTATCTCATATTTTTCATGTTTTAAAACTTCTGTTAACTGCAAGGTGTAACAAATTGCAAGAATCTTTACAAAGGCACAATAAGTATTTTCCTCTAAAAGTTCCCACGGGTTTGGCCACGTTTGACGATCAAACGGGTCAGTTGCTAATCTACAAGGGGGCGCGTGACTATAGAAATCAATTGCTTCTTGAATTGGATCTGGAGAACCTTCTAAACTAGAACGAAACTCTCTCCAAAGAGTCATACGTTCTTCATATTGTTTTTCAAACATCAGTTTATCATTTTGTTTATGATTTCGTTTTTACTTTATAATATAAGGTAGCAGCATCGCTACTAGTTGAGTTTAACATCATAATGGCTATTGTGTCAACCACTGTATCGCCATTTTCATCATAATTTTGTGCTTTGAATTTTAAGTTCTCTGCATACACTGCTTCATTACCTGTGTACTCGTAATCATCAGCAAAGTTAAATGTATTGCCTGCTGGATCAACTACTAGTTTCATTGTTCCTGATCTAGTTCCAGCTAGTGAGCTTTTATAGATATAATCTATTTCGTAACCCTTAGTAGTTTCTGCTGGTAGTCTAAATAGTTTAGTATATTCACCTGACTGTGTAATAGCAATCTTGTGAGTAATATCAAACTCTGTAATTGTAGGACTCATTACTTCGGGAAGATAAGCAACACCGTTCTTGTATGTTTCATCATATCCTAGTTCTGTGCTTCGTTCGAACCAATCACCTCTACTTAAATTCTTTAAGCCATCAAATTTGATAACAGGATGCGATACTAATAATGAGCTGCCTCCGTTATTACCTACTCGGTAAAATTTATTATTACTGCTAATATTCTGAATTCCAGTAACAATCTGAATAGCCATAGTGTAGACATCATTAAACTTTGAATTATCTATTTTATTAAGAACTGGGCCTGTAAGCATTCCGCTAGTACCTAGTACTGTATTCGCTCCAAATGCAAAACCTTGCCATACATAATCAATTATACAGTTACTCCATAAATTATCTTTTATATCATGGTCTGACTTAACTGCTGTAACAAAATTCTTAATAGTAACATTGTTAAAGGTATTATTGTTTGAACTAACTGCTGTACTTAAACTAGACATATGAATGCCGTCACTTGTGCCGGAGATTGAGTCGCCGAAGGTATAGCCTCCTTGAATTATTAAGTTTTCAAACCTACTATCTTTACAACTAACTAATTGTATTCCTGCACCAGTGGTAGTGTTTCTAATAGTTAATCCAGATATGCTAATATTTCTTGCTTGGTTTAATGTTGTGCTTGTTGCATCACTAGAGTATGTACCAGGAGTGCTTGTATCATTTACTGTTGTAAATGATGCAAAGGTGCCAGCTGATATAATAATAGTTTTATCTGGTCCTGCGCCGCGTATTGTTGCAAATGGTGGCAGATTAATAGGAGCAGTAATGGTATATTCGCCAGCTTCTAAAATAAGTTCAACTCTTGCTTGAGTTGTTCCTTTATTACTAGCATTTAAATATAGCTGATCGACTGCACGTTGTAGTGCTACTGTTTGATCAGTGCCGTCTCCGTTTGCTCCAAAAGAACGTATGCTTACTCTATCATCTAGTCTAGCTTGTAACGTGCGTAGTATAGGAGAGTTTGCTGAAGCTCCTGTTTGTATGTTTAAGCTCTTCTTATAAGAATAAGTGTTAGCAAACTCAAATAGGTTATCATGTTGGCTTAACATTTTAGTGTTGCCTACAAATGGCGAGCCTTCACTAACTGCTCCGTTACCTATGTAAAGTTCTTGCGAATCAACTGCCCAACCAAACTCTCCGCTGGCTAGCTGTGGTAATCCGCTACCTGCGTTTTTTTGTCCTCTGCGAACTTGTATTCGACTAATGGAAACTACGGCCATACTATAACTCCTGATATACTGTTAGTAATATTTAGCCGTTCTTCTCATAGTATTGCTCGCAGCGTTTCCACCATTCTTGTGCCCAGTCATCAAATTCATCTGGCCATAGGTCAAATTGCTGATATGTCTCGCCTCCAAGTATGACTCCGTCATCACCTCGACTGCACATAAAGATATGTCCTTCACGGATATCAGTACCATGTATTTCATTATGACCTAGTGC